CCTGTAGTACCGGTGGTTCCTGTAGTACCGGTGGTTCCCGTTGTTCCTGTAGTACCGGTGGTTCCCGTTGTTCCTATAGGACCAGTGGGGCCTGCAGACCCATCTAAAGAACTTGTTGATAATCCGGACATAACTTTTAATTTAGTACCAGATTTTTGAAGAGAAATATTGCTAGCAGCTGTTCCAATTTTTAATTCAGAAACAACAATTTCTGATCCGGTGGATTTGATTTCTGCATCCCCCACATGGATGGTTCCGGAACCCACATAAAGGTCTTTCCATTTAGCGGCTGAACTTCCCAGAGTTCTGGTTTCATTTCCATCCGGAATTATATCAGAATCAACTGATAATAAATTGTTGTCATTTAATTTCCAAAGTATGTCACCTGAACTCCAAGACGATTCATTGCCTCTTCCAGAATATTGGGTTTTTGTCCACCCCCCATCAGATGAACCATTCCAGCCTCTAGCAATAGGAAATCTTGCTTTGTAATAGGCACCAGATGAATTATAGTTAGTAATATGCCACCATATTTCCCCATCAATAGATGGGGGAGCCTGATCATGGTCATATTTTATCCAATAACTCTGTCCCGCAGGCTGGTCTTGAAGGAGTTCATCATTTTCAAGTATAGTAGAATTGAAACCAAGTGAATCTAATGTATCAGGGGAAATTGTATCAGCAAAAAGTTGTTCACAATGTACATCTTTCCACTTATTGTCTAACGAACCCAGATCGTATGTTCCACCCTCTGATGGTTTTATTGTTTGATCAACCGCGTGGAGATTATCACTTATGACTTTCCATTGCATTGCATACTGCGGATCAGTGTAATCGGCATTAACAACACCTGCATATTTTGCTTTTGTCCAACCGGGGACCGGATCTAATGAAGAACCACTGCCCCCTCCCCAGTTCCAACCATATGCGACTGGAAATCTTGCAGCCGTGTTTCCAGAAGATGTGTAATTAACAACTCCCCACCATTCTTCTTCATATATGCTTTCTGGTGACTGAGTATGCCCATCTGGACTGTTCGAATTATCTTTTCCCATTATCCAATATAGTCTATTACCGGGTTGGTCTTGGAGGAGTTCATAATCTTCTAATATAGTTCCGACTGTGTTAACATAATCAGAAAATATTACATCTCCGGTTTCTCCATTCCAAGTATTAACTGAGTCAAAAAAAGGTTCAGCATTAAATGCACTATCTGATACAACACCGGTTATTCCGTGTGTATTTACTGTTTTCCTTATTTGTACCCGTGGAGGAATACCAATTTCTTTGGGTATAGAAGAAAGAAGGGGGATTATTTCGTCTTTATATCTGTCTAATAGAAGTTGCTCTGCTGGACTAATTTGTCTAGACGATGTGGGTTTAAACAATACAGACTCACCGTCAGTATATAAGACTACACCATCTAAAGTCAGACTTCGAATAATTTCCAAAGATATACTTGTTAATGGATTATCCGGTATTAAACCACTTGCTTCTTTGCAGGTGATACAAGGTTTTTTATCATCATTATTTGCCATATTAGTTAATCATCACCAGTGGTGCTCTAATGATGCATGCTGCTGGGTTTAAAACTATACTGGATGCACCACAGGTTAGGTTTATAGTATTTAGTGAACTGACTTCAAAGCAGCCACCTATAACAGTATATTTAACGCTACCGATACATTTAAAATTGGTTGACCCCCTTACAAAAACATTACAACCATTATCCAAAGAAACATTACAGGAGCCTTTTATGTGTATATTGTCTTCACCGGCAACTATAGTATAATTTTTACCCACAATTTTTTCTACCTTGGTTCCATCCGGATGAATCTCTTCGAATGTTCCTGACCTGTGATAGGTATGTAATCTTTCTGCACCGGGTGTATTATCAACTTCTATAATATGACCTGCTTCTGATTCTTTAACTTCATTAAATGGGTATTTTGCTGCATATGGGGTTGCTGGTTCTTGTTTAGCACCAAAACCCAAACCGCCAGCAACAACAGAACCGTCTAAATTACTTTTCTTTTTCTCTACAATCGTCCCTTTTGATTCGCCCCTTGCGAGTTTGTTGGTGTCTTGCTCACCGACCGTCAGTGGATACATACCACTTGGATCATTAAAACCTTTTCTCGGGTCTGCCTTCTTTACAGGAATTCCACCAACAGTACCCGTCATTACAGGTTCTTGGCAGCTATCACCATCTCTAAAAAATCCAACTATCCATGTTCCTTCTCTTGGTCCAACGGGAGCATCCCCCTTACCACTAATTGAAGCAGAATTTATGGGTGATACCGGGTATGCCCATGGAAGATCTGCTGTTGGAAGAACAGATTTATCTTCTGTATGAAAGCCAACGCATCTAACTTTGCATCTGCCCAACTTCATTGGGTCATGTCTATTTTCAACCACACCAAAAAACCATATAGGTATCATATTATGCAAATCCTTTGAATAAGTCTAAAATTCCGTATGCATTAGTAGAAGAATCTTGACTTCTTCCATCAAAAGTAACCTTATCCGGGATAGCCTCTGGTGATGATCCCCTAGATAGTTGAACTATACATTTGTGTGTTGGTTTTGTGCCCACATCTTCTAAGAGATGTCTAACCGCAGTTATTAAATATTTACCACTCTGAAATGTATCGTTTTTTTCCACATCACCTTTGTATAATGGCTCCGGTTTAACTATTTCCATATTAATGGGTAGTCCACAAGTTAGTCTACAATTACCCGGAACAGTTATTTCAATTTTATTTATATTATATTCTAGAATTGACACATTTCTATTTTGCAAATAATCTTCGTATCTTTGCGAAGTGTGCGATTCAAATAAACCAGACTGTCTATTTCTAACAATTAGTTTGGGACTAACTGTATTAGCATATTTGTTTATACCTCTTGGTAAAGTGGGGTTGGGTTCTATGTGATTCGTGTTATTCCAGTTTTTATAAAAGTTGTTGCTGGTTTTTGAAATATACTTATATGTTATGTCATGAACCAACAACTCAGAAGAATATAACCCACTATTCATTTCATCTAATCTATTGAAACTCTTGGTATAGTTCAATTCTTCTATATTATTAATTTTTAAAAGATAGTTGGTAGTAGTCATAGGAGAGTCTGACTGTCGGTTGGATCCAGAATAAATGTAAGTTACTGCCGCTGGAACAGATGCCAAAGAATCTAAAGAAACGAACATAAATGCCTTTGCTGTTTCAAAAAACAAAAAATTGTAAGATAGCGGTGACTGTTCGGCTGATATTGATCTGGATGCTAACCACTGTATTGTTTCTATTGGACGTTTATTAGGCACACAATACGTCATTTGGTTAGCGGTTGACTCAAGTGCAATTGGTTTATCTGATTTTAAATAATTTTGGTATATTTTAGCAATCGTAGAATGGATTGGACCCCTGAAGGTCTGGCTAATTCTGTAGGACTCATTCATTCTTGCCTGTTTAGACACCAAACCCAATTTAATAAGTTCAGATTTTCCATTTTTAGATTTTGTTCTTTCTAATATTTCAACTACATCTAACTTGAATTCAATTGGATCTGTTCCAGCACCCGGAGTAGAAAATTTAATATGCACGCTTTCCTGACCACAAATTGGGAAGTGCCTCATCAAATTTTGAGCATCAGTAAATACTACTTCCCCCCTAATACAGGCGGACGTAACATCTTCATATATGTTTATTGCTTTGGTTTGTTTTTTTAGAGAAAGGTCACTTCCCATATCTGAAATCAGTCTAATTTCATATATGTAAACATCGTTTGCTTTTTCATATGTGTCTGGACTACTGGACATCTTTTAGTAATTTTCCAAACCTTTCTACCACACCGGGAACCAGTGATGGATTTAAAATCCTAACATATCGCCTTCTTTGATTATCTCTATCTTCTTGGTGTGCATTGGTTATTGTGTATGTCGATGACCCCCCAATAACATACTGATGTAATAATGTACTTCCGAAAGTTATAGCAGTTTCAACGTGATCTCCAGTTTCACCAGTACTACCCATGGAGATTTGCATACCATCGGCCTGAAAAGGGGTGGCAAGAGGATTCATTATTTGTCCGCTTGATCCTTCAAAATGGTGTACAGAATTATAATCATTCCCAACTATTTTTGCAAGATAAACAACATCAGTACCATAACCAGTTGCTCCGGGGTTTAGAGGATTTAAATCCATACCATAACTAGCAGTTGCACCAAGGGTTGCACCAGCAGAAAAACTGGCAACTGAACCTGTAATGCCATATACAACTAATTTACCGATAGAGGGATCCCAACTTTGCACGGTTGCTTCTGTTTCTCTATTTGATTCCACACCGTCATCTGTAGTAAATACTTTATCAGTTTTATTAAAATGTTTTGTCGAGGGTCCAACAGAATTATTTCCACCATCAGTACCATCAGTTGGGGGAAGAATAAACAGGGCCGTTCCGGGATATTTGTATTTGTAGTAACTTTCTAAACTATTTTGTTCTGCGCCCCAGTCAGTATATTGATTAAATCTTTCATTAAATAACAATAATATCCAGTACAAATCAGGGTTACCATAGAGTTTTTCTGCTATTATTTCTGGTGACTCCCCCTCTCTGGTTTCATAATAAGAAAAACTACTGGTATTATTGATAGAACTATCAGAAAAGACTACTCTTTTCATAATATCTACCGCTTCTACAATATGACTACCTTTTATATCCATCGGATATTTAACGTTATTGAACGGTCTAAAATACTTCATACTATCACATTCCTAGCTGACTAATGTGGTTTCTGGCAATTGGTTCTAATTCTGTTAATGTTAGCGATACATCCGCCATTGTGGGTGTGCCGTCCTCAAATACAGTATTTGCCTCTGGGTGATATGTTACGTCCACACCAGTTATCGCACATCTTCCCAATCTTGGTAAAGATTTACTAACTTCCATATAGTCTCCGGGATAACCAGAAATTCTACCGGGGTAAGCAGCAGAAGTATTAACATAATCCAAAAACCAAATTTGCACCTCGGATGGTACTGATAAAAAGGACATCGAAGGATTTATTTCGGGCAAAGCATGAAACCTCAGCATTTCTATTGCCAAAATCATCGATTTTGCTTCTTCTTTGGATTTGGGTCTAAATTGGAAATTAAAATCAAAAGACCTTATTTCTGTTCCATTAAACATCATTTCTTTTCTTGGGTTTGCCACAGTACCAGTTAAGGCATTCAGAGCACTCCCAGTGTTTAATTCAATACCCGTTACTGATCCAATTGCTTCATCAACAAAACCTGCTGCTGCTTTTGATAGGCCTGGAATTACTCCACTACCGGCACCCATAAGATTTCTTATTGCACCCATATTTTTGGCATCATATGTTGTTGACTGCCCAATTTTTAAACCAGCGGGAAGATATAGGCTTAATTTATCTCCGGATTCCACTTGTGCTTTCGATAGTCTGGTATCAGAAGTTAGTACATCTTGAGAGTGAGACCCGATTTGGGCAATCCCTTCGGCGGAGTAGTTCAGTAAATTTTCTAACGATTCACCAACCACATCGGACCAATGAGCCACAACGACCTCGCCATCAGCCTCGGCAGCGGGTTTTGTCCTATCGCTAACTACAGAAGAAAGTGCACCTGAGGCAAAGTCTACTACATTTTCGAAATTTTCAACAATATTATCTGCAATGTTTTTAATATTTTCAGTAACTGTGTCGATATTTACGTCTTTTTTGTAATAAAAATCGAAGTGGATACACTGAGTAACTTCGGGATTTGTCCCCAATGATTCTGGGTATTTAACAATAGTGGGCTGACTACCCCGAATATTGTTAAGTTTACCGCTACTACCGTAAGCATCGAAAATGAGTTTATTACCGGCTACAGTAGCAAAGTTTCCGGCGGCACTCCCTATACCCCCGTCATTTCCTAAATCATGCCCGAAGGGATCAGCACCGAATGGGGAACCCGGTTCAAGTCCTATGGGTACACCGCCTATACCACCTTGGCTAATCAGGCTGCCGTCATGACCAGCCGGATAGTTTTGACCGGGAACAGCATCAAATTGATTACCACTAGTTCTATAATCACTTAAATCTAAAAAAGAACTATTGGCATATAATGGGAATCCGGTACTATCATATTCTTCATTGCCTCGCCACGTATTTGTATTTGAGCCGATCAGGCTTGCGTCTATCATGTTATGGCTCCTTCTACTAAATATTTATAAGGGGCAAAGTACATGGCTTACAAGGGAAAATACTCTCCTAAAAATCCTGAAAAATACGCTGGTGACCCCACTAAAATCGTTTATCGATCTTTGTGGGAAAGAAGATTCATGGTTTATTGTGACATTAATAGTTCTATACTGGCATGGGGGTCAGAAGAAGTAGTAGTCCCATACAGATCCCCTATAGATAACAAATATCATAGGTATTTCGTTGATTTTATTATTGAATATAAAAACAAAAACGGTCATAAAAAGATTGACCTGATCGAAATTAAACCTAAAGCACAATCAGTGCCCCCCAAGAAAAAAGAAAAACCCACAAGAAGATATATCAGAGAAGTTGCTAGATGGGGTGTGAATGAAGCAAAATGGAAAGCGGCCACTGAGTGGGCAGAAAACCGAGGGTGGGAATTTAAGGTTTTAACCGAAAAGGAACTGTTCAAGAAGGGTTGACTAAAATGGATAAAAATATAATAAATCAGATTTTAGAAAGAGCAGAAGATAAAAATTTTAAAAGTGATTATGCTCCCATTGCTCTAAAATGGTATAGAAAATATATTTCTTCCAGATATAAAAAAGTTAGCAGGAACACCGTTAGGCATTCTCCTAATGTCAGACAGGTAATTAGACCAGTAAGGGGTGGGATGTATACTTTTAAATATGTCCCCAAAGGCAAGGATTCTCTGCCATATTATGATTCATGGCCACTTATAATACCATTTAGAAGAATGTCAGGTGGAAGAATCCACGCGTTTAACCTTCACTATTTACCACCAAAATTAAGAATGAAAATCCTTTGGAGATTATCTCCTCTGTTGACGGAAAGAGAATTAATAGATGAGCAATCGGTTGAAGAAGGTCAAAGTGCTGACTATTATGATTTGAATGCTTTAAATATCAGATATGATTTCACTGGAAGAGGCGGGCTAAAAATGTTGAGAAAATGTACCAGAACATATATTTTAAATAATATACGTGGAAAATTAATTGAATTTCCTACACATACTTGGCCAGTGGTTGCATTTCTTCCTATCGCCAGATGGAGAAAAGAAAAAAATCCCAAAAACATTTGGAAAGATATAGGCTTTTAGTATAAATAATAAATAAACTGGAGATTACATGCCAAGAGTAGCAGATTTAGTTTCAAGAATACAAAGATATGGTCACCTTCCCGCAAATAACTGGAAGATAACCTTTGGTAAAGTATCCCCCGGAGAGGCGGCAGCGGGTATGTATACCATTGGAGAAATCCCTGCCGAATCAACTGATATTGGTTCTCGTCCGATGATGGGTCCACCAGCACCGAGAGATTTAGCCCCAGAGCCAACACAACCAAGAACAATGCAAACCTATTACAATAGAATGAGTTTATCTTGTGATTCAATTAACGTTCCGGGTAGGTCTATTGCTTCTATAGTCGATGGTGCAATGGGGGTTGGTGCTGAACAACCTTATGCCAAAATGTACGAAGGTGATCTAACTGTGGTTATGATCATAGGTAAAGAAGCATGGGAAAGAAAAATCTTTGAAGAATGGATGGACGAAATATCCCACCCGAAATCCGGTAGGCTCAGCTATTATAGAGACTATGTTTGTGATGCCCATTTAACATTGTTTGATAAACAAGATAAACCTAGGTATAAAATTATTTTTGAAGAACTATATCCCAAAATGGTGTCACCTATTCAGCTTAGCAATGAAACCCCGGATTTGATCAGGCAGCAAGTTGACTTTGCTTATAGACTTTATAGACCGGTCAATTTAGGAGCAAATGGCACCTTGGATGAAAGTTCTACTGAACTATCTGGGTTACATTCAACCCACCCTGTGTCTGTAGCTATAAATAATATTAGAGATGGTATCGGTAACAGTATTACACGGGCTGTTAACGGTGGCATTTTGGATTTAACTGAATCTTTTAGAGGAATAATTCCTTGGTGAAATAGAATATGGAGAACACTATGCATATACCAAAGTTAATAACACCAAAGTACACTACCAAATTGCACTCAACAGGTCAAGATGTTGTTTATAGACCCATGCTTGTGAAAGAAGAAAAAATTCTTCATATGGCAACAGAAGCACAAGATTCGGATTCAATGATTAAATCCCTTCTTGAAGTGGTTGAGAGTTGCATCGAAACAAAAGATGTTGTTCTTTCCGAACTCCCATCATTTGATGTTGAACATCTGATGTTACTGATCAGATCTAGATCTATCGGAGAGGTGGTTAATCCATACAAGACTTGTGATTCTTGTGATACTGAATTACCATTAGAAGGAAATATCGATGATATTGAAGTGATTACACCACCAGATCACACCAACAAAATACAAATAAATGATGATGTTGGTATCATCATGAAATATCCTTCTTTATCGGACATGGATTTGGAATCCGATAAAGAAGGAAAAATCAACGAAGTGGAAGTGGGAATGGAATTAGCCCTTAAATGCATAGATCAAATTTATGATAAAGAAACTGTATATAAATCTAGAGACTTTTCTAGGGAAGAACTGGAAAGCTTTGTTGATAGTTTGACCACATCCCAATTTCAAGAAGTTATTAAGTTTTTTGCAACCATGCCCTATGTTAGATTGGATATTGAAGGTATTTGCCCGTCCTGTGGTCACAAAAACGAAATCGTGATAAGAGGCCTAGAAAATTTTTTTGGATAATGATGAGTCATGATAGTTTGCAGGCCTTTATTGCCTCCAATATGAATGTCATGATTCATCACAATATATCGATTAGTGAAATTGAAAACATGTTACCTTGGGAAAGGCACATTTTATTGGGTATGATAAAAGATGTTGTAGAAAAAGCCACTCAGAGAAAAGAACAGCAAGGAAAATAAACCATGGCAATTAATCCTCTTGACTTCGGCGACATGTTCAGCAAAAGTAGTAGAGACTTTAAAAAGATGGCCCAAGAGCTTAAAGACTATAACAAGTCTATGCGAGCAAGTAATTTGGAAGCGAATCAGGCACAGTCGTCTAGAAATAATTCTATATCCAACCCATTAGCTGATGCCAGAAGCGGTATTGATCAATTTTCTAAACAAGCGGCAGCTATTGGCAAAATGCAAAAGATTCAAACTTCTGCAATTACAGGTGTGGCCGGATATACTCTTAAAGAACAAAGAAAAAGAGATAGGCGAAATGTAAAAAACCTAGAAAAAATCAACAGAAATACTGAAGTCCAAAGGGGCTTCGGAGAAATGATTAGCAACTCTTTTACCAATTTCTTTGGATTAATGCCCAATCGTGCTGCAAGAAAGCGGGCAGCAACGGCGGATGTGACACAAATAAAAGAAGCAGCATTCAGTAAAATAAGAACTGTTTCTTTAGTGAGTATGATGGAGATGATGAAAGCCGATAAGGCACTGGCAAAGGCCAGAATAGACTCCGATATTAAACACGAGATAAGACAAAAATCAGACAGAGAAAAAATCTACAAAGAGCAGAGGAAACAAGGCAAAACTGCTTCAGAAGCATGGAAAATTGCCAAAGATGGGACAAAAGAAAGCAAAGAAGAAAGAACAGAAAGAACTAAAAGAGAAGACCGCACCAATGCAGGACTTTTAGAGGCTATTGATAAACCCTTTACCATGGATGATAGAACGCTGCAGGCACTTGCTGATGGTAAAAAAGAAGGTGCTTTTGCACGAATGTTCAAATGGTTAAAGACTGGTGCGATGCTTGCAGGTCTTGGTGCATTAATTGGTGATTTTATTGGTGACTGGTTAGGGGACCAAACTGATAAAGTATTTGGTAAAAACTCTTGGTTGGGCAATATATTCAGAGACAACGGTTGGTTGGGCGGGGCGATCGCTGGTTTAGCATTGCCTCTCGCAGCCACTGGTGCCATCGCCACAGCGGTGGGCGCCTTAGGTACACTTCTCACGGGAAAGGCTGGACTTTTAGGATTAGCAGGACTGGCCGGGTGGACTGCGGGTACATGGTTATCTGATAATTTGGTTCAACCGTGGTTGGACGATTTCTATGAAAGAAAAAATGCTGAACTCCTAGCAGGAGAAAATTTTGCATCGAAAACCGGGACCAAACAGGCCACCACTGCTGGGGGGGAGAAATTATATCGAATGCCATTCGCTGGTGGCGAAAAAGTTGTACCTGAATCAGAAATAACGAAGCGTGACATCAAGCCCGAGCAATTCGAGTCCATGGGTATTACACCTGTTATGGGGAGCAAAATTTTATCAACTGGTGTGAGTACGTCCGTTTTTGGATCCGGCATGTCCGAAGAGGCACT